ATTAAAATGAACTGGGACAAGCTAAAGGACATCATCACAATCGCCCTGATTCCTGTGCTAGGTTGGGTGATGATCACCATGAGGGACATTGGCACCCTACAAAACAGGGTTGATCAACAGGCCGCTCAGATCATGAAGCTTGAGGCTGAGGTCAAGAGCGTCAGCCAACGGACCCAAGCGATGGAGGTCCAAAGCGCTAAGATTGAGACTAGACTTGAGGCGCTTGGCGCTCAGCTCACACGGATTGAGCGGATGCTCTCAGTCTACGAGACCGCCAAATGATTCCGCCCCATGACCTCACGCTCACTCAGGCGCTCTCCATCATAGCGCTGTGGTCTGTGCTCGCCATTGGTGGCGGTGCATGGATTGGCGTCTCTTGCTCAGAGGTAGACTGTGGCACCTGTGAGGAGGCTTTAGGCGTGGCAATCGAGAAGCGTCAAGCCTGTGAGCGGGAGCTCTTGACGAACCTACCATCTAGGTGTGATGATCAGGTCCGCCTTGAGCGTGAGCGCTGTGAGCTCACCCTTGAGAATTATAAGACGCTACGTTGTCGCATCTGTGAGGCTTCACATGACACCTACCCTCCTGAGCCTATTAACAATTCTCACGCCACTCCCTCAGCTGAGTGAGCCTTTGACCCTCACCACAGGTGAGGTCATCACGGCGCGCTATATTGAGCCCTCAGATGAGTTTTGTCTTGAGCTTGGTGAGTTCGCCCGCGTCCAATCTGACCTGCTCAATTCAGAGGCATACTGGACACGGAAGATTGACCTCCTCAAGGCTTCCTTCATTGAGGAGCTGGGCAAGGTGCAGGACAACCATAAGGCAGTTCATCAGGCTTACCTTGATGAGCAAGCCAAGCTCAAGGAGCTCACAGCCAAGGCGATTGAGGAGCGCAACCTAGCGCGGGATGATATGTGGTGGTGGAGAGGGGCCACGCTTGGTCTGAGCCTCTCCACTACTGTGACCATTATCTATCTAATCAGCAGATAGACTAGACCAGGGGCTCAGCCCCTTTAAGGATTGGTGAACCATGCAGAATGATCTGTTGGGTCAGGTGGCTTTCTCTGCTCAATACGCCCGCCCTTTAGTGGGTGGCGGTGGGCGTGAGCTTTGGGACCATGCAGTCAGTAGAGTAGAGGCTATGCACCTCAAGCGCTATCCACAGGTGGTGGGTGAGACAATGAACGCCTTTAAGCTCGTCAGACAGATGAAGGTGTTTCCCTCTCAGCGCTCGACACAATTTGGGGGGAAGGCTATCGAGCGAAATAACATGAGGATTTACAACTGTACATATTCCCCATGTGACCGCCCGCGCTTCTTTGCTGAGGCGTTCTGGCTTCTCCTCTCAGGCTGTGGAACAGGCTTCAGCCTCAGGGCTAAAGACCTCAAGCGCCTCCCTCGCCTCCTCGCTCCCTCAGAGATGATCAGGCGTGAGCGTAGGAGACACATGGTGAGTGACTCTATTGAAGGATGGGCTCACGCTGTGAATCTCCTCATCGAGAGCTACCTTCACAGGGGATACTATGAGGACTATTATGACTTTAAGTTTGACTTCAGCCTCATCAGGAAGAAGGGAGCTCCCATCAGCTCAGGTGGGAACGCCCCAGGTCATGAGCCTCTAGCCAAGGCGCTCGAGGAGATTGACAAGCTACTGAGCCGTTTAGTCTTGGTGAAGATGCCAAGGCTCAGGTCTATTGACGCCTTTGACATCATGATGTTGCTGAGTGAGGCGGTCCTGTCAGGTGGCGTGAGGCGCTCAGCCTCTATCGCTATCTTTGATGAGGATGACCACCTCATGATGAACGCTAAAACAGGGGATTGGTACGTTGACCATCCACAGAGAGCCTATGCCAACATCTCAGCGGGGCTCAGTATCACAGAGGCTGAGCGCTCGACCGTGGACCACGTTGTGCAGATGGCGCGTCAATGGGGTGAGCCTGGTGTGCTATGGCAAGCCAATGAGCATCATGGGACTAACCCATGTGCTGAGATTGGTCTATTCCCTTACATCATCACAGACCCTAAGGGTGAGGCGGTCACCCATGTCAGCTTAGAGCTCCTCGAGCGCCGTGAGCATTATGAGCGGATTGGCTATGAGTGGACCTCAGGGTGGAGCGTCTGCAACCTCACAGAGATCAACGCCTCCAAGATCAAGAGCCGTGAGGACTTCCTTGAGGCTTGCAAGGCCGCCGCTCACATTGGAACACTTCAGGCTGGTTACACTCATCAAGGCTACCTCCTCCTGGCCACCAAGGTCATCCTGAGACAAGAGGCGCTCATTGGTGTCAGCATCACAGGCATGTGTTCAGCTCCTGAGCTCATGTTTGACCCTGAGCTCCTCGAGGAGGGGGCGCGGGTCTGCGTTGAGCAGAACGCCAAGACAGCCAAGGCCATTGGGATCAAGACCGCCTCACGTGTCACCACCATCAAGCCAAGTGGGAACACCTCCACCGTGGCAGGTACAAGCGCAGGGGTTCACGCCTTCCACGCCAAGCGCTACATCAGGCGCATGAGAATAGCGCGGGTCAATCCTGTGTGGGCTGAGCTGTGGGCCAAAGTACCTGAGGCGTGTGTGGAGCTCGATGAGCACACAGGCGTGGTGGCCTTTGCCTGTTCAGCTCCTGAGGGAGCTCTAACAAGAGAGGAGGATACAGCGCTTGACCACCTCAAGCGTGTACGCTTGGTGTATCAGCATTGGGTCAAGCCAGGGAGTGAGCAGACCAGAGTGGAGGGTCTGACACACAACGTCTCCAACACATGCACAGTCAAGGATGATGAGTGGGACAATGTGGCTGACTTCTTATGGGAGGCGCGTGGCGAGCTCAGAGGCGTGGCGCTCCTTGGTTGGTTTGGTGACAGCGCTTACAATTTAGCGCCCTACCAGACTGTAGAAGAGGGCTCTGAGGCTGAGGAGATGTGGAACAAGCTTGCCAAGATTGATTGGTCAGGTGTAGACCTTCACCATCTTGATTCAGACTATTATGACGCTCAGCTTGAGCCCGCTTGTTCCTCAGGTCAATGCACCATCACAACGTGACACACAGCGCCCTAGTCCTCATCCTTGTCTGCTTCCTGAGCTATTGGGCTGACCCCATAGCTGACAGGATAGGAGACAACGCGTGGGCGTTTGCATTGGTGGCGGTCATCGCTTATGGGGCGCTGGCCTGTTGATAAACGAAAGCCCCACCTGAGACAGGTGAGGCTCCCTCCCATCGAGCGCCCTGCCGTGACCAAACTTTGGAAGCGCTCAACAAGGTTCAAATCCATGACTACGCCTAACCATCTAACACAGGCTAAAAGCTTAGTCAAGATATAAGAAAGCCCCTAAGCGCTGAGCCTCCCCAATTAAAGAGAGACGCTTAGAGGCCATGTAGATCACCTCGCCGAAAAGGTGAGCTCCATTCAAGGAGGTGGTCTTTATGACATCACCTCAAGCTGAGGTCAATTAAAAGATCCCCAACCTTGCCTCAGTATAGCCCAGGCTCTTGATAGTCTTGAGGAGCTCGTCAAGCTCATCAGGGCAAGCGTTGGAGGGCTTGGATGCCACAGCCCACAGCGCTGAAGCGTAGACCTCAACGTCCTTCCACGTCTTGACCTGAGCGGCGCGCTCGGTCACTAGCTTGAGGTCCTCCTCATCCCAGTCAGAAGGCTCAACGCTCCCATCCTCCTCATTTAGTGCGCCCATAGTGGCAACATCTAGGAGGCGGGTCACCACATGCTGAGGATTGGGGCGCTGATCAGGGCTGAGCTTCTTGAGCGCGGGTGGCGTGTCAGCGTCCTCAGGTGGCGCGCTCTCAATCGCTTGGTGTTGTGAGGGTGGCTGAGGTGGCGCGCTCATGGGGCGTGGTTGCTCAGTAGGCTCACGGAGCTCCTCACCTAGACTCTCAGCGCTGATCTTGGCGCGCTCGCTGTCGCTCATGTTCATATTGTCAGCGAGCTCATCAGGTGAATACATACCAGATACGGCGTCAGGATAGACCGCCCTCAGCGCCATGGTGAGCGCTCGCGCTCTTAGCATCTGCATGGGCATTTGTGACCAATTCCTGTTGCGGGTCAAGCCCTGAGCCTTAGCCATCTCAATGGTGTATGTGAACGTGTGAATAATGCTCTCAGGCTCATCATGTCGAGCACATTGATAAGTACAATGCTCAGCGTCCCATGAGCTGATAAGCATGAAGCGACAGAGCCCAGAGCGCCTGACCACTCCCGCCATAGCATCAGCGTTGAGTGAGGGCTTACCGCTCAACATGTAGCAATTGGCTTGAGTGACCGCCATGTCCCCACCAAAGTGGGAGCCAAAAGCGGCGTGTAACCTCAGACAATCCTGGGGCTTGGGTGAGATGAGTGAGGCAATCTCTTTAGCCTCTGATAGGTTGCGTGGTGTATAGATAGTCATAGTGGCTGCTTTCGTTGAGTGTGGTGTGGGTCAGATGTTGAGCTTGAGGCGGAGGTCAAGGCGCTCGATACGCTCAGCGCTGTCTTGTCCTCTTGTGACGTACCAAGCGCGCATGATGTGGAACCAATCTCTTGAAGTGAGTTGGAACCTGTGACCAAGGCGAGCGCTGATGAGCTCCTCAAGAGTGAGGCGTGTCTCATCATGATAGTTTTCAGGAGTGATAGGGTGGATGCTGTCAATGATGTACAGCTGATGAATGAGGGTGGCGATCTCCTGGGGCTTGAGATGACGAGAGGTGAAGGGGAGGGGCTCACGCTTTGGCTCAGGTGCTGGCTGTGTGAGCTTGTCAGCGATGAGAGCGCAAGCGCTGAAGAAGATAGCGATGAGACAACAGATAAAGATGGTGGTGATCATTGGTGGAGCTCCTTGGTGATGGTGATGAACATATCAGGGGTGTAGGTGGTGGACCCCGTGAGGCGGTTGGCTGCCATAGCAATTAAGGTCGCGACCTTGATTGATGGTGTGACTGATCCGTTGAGAATCTGGCTCAAGTAGGATCGGTTGACATTGGCTTCCTCTGCTAGGTGACCAAAGTTGTAGCGACCTGCTTTGAGGTCTTTCTTTAGGCGCTCTTTCATGATGGCTCCTTGTGATGTGGTGATGACTCCTTGTGCCACACTCCACACACCAAGTCAACAAATATTTTCACACGGTCAACAAACTAAAGTTGACCGAGCCAAACAAAAGCTTTATATATAGAGCACCACAAACGAGAGGAGCTCTTATGAAAGAGTTTGATGTACGCAAGGCGATTGGCCTTGATGAGACTTTAACCACGGCGCAAAAGTATACCCTGATCATGCTGTGTACCCGCCTTGATTGGCACACTTGGACAGGTCAGGTCAGCGCTCGCGATATTGCCAAGGTGTCAAGCCAGGGTGAGCGACAGGTGAAGCGTCACCTGGCATCACTCAAGAGAGCAGGGTGGCTTGAACGCATGGTTGAGCTTCGCTCAGATGTCCCACGCCTACACCATAAGGCTGACACCCGCTTGAATGTGGAGCTCGTCAAGAGCATCCTTGATGGTCAGCCACAGACTACACCACCAGCTAAGATTGACCCTGTGAGTGTCACAAGTGACACCAGTGGCGAAAGTGACACTAGTGGCGTTTATGACATGGGTGACAAAAGTGGTGAGACTGCCAAATCTGTCACTAGTGGCGAAAATGACACTAGTGGCGAAAGTGACACAGGTGGGGTGTCAGATGTGACACAGGAGGGGTGTCATAAAGGACACTGGGGCAGTGTCATAAGTGACACAGGTGGGGTGTCACTTTCGCCACCCAATATCAATATAGATCAATCTAATATCAATATAGAACAATCTAATATCAATAGCTCAGAGCCTGAGCCTGAGCCACGCGTGAAGCGCGGGATTCTTGAGGATGGCTTTGAATGGTGTGAGAGGTGTAAGCAGAACGTGAGCATGGATGAGCCTCACACTTATCCACACTCTAAGCTCATCTGCTCAGATGATCAGCCAACGCCTGAGGAGGTGAGTAAGGCTATGGAGTGGGATCAAGCTTGGGGAGCTCCTGAGGTCAAGGTCAGCTCAGAGGTCAAGCGAGGTGATTTATTTTATCTTGATGAGATTCATGATGAGCTCAACTACAAGCGTGAGGTCTTTGACATCCTCAATGACTATGGGCGTCATGACGTGCGCCTCTGTCTATGGAACCGCCAAGATGGTGACAAGCTATTCAAGGAGATGATGGAGGCTAAGATAGCTCCACGCTCAGTCATTGATTGGGTCACGGTCTACTATGGAGGTGAGGCCACAGGTGACACACCCTCTAAACCAAAACCACCTACCAGCTATAAGGTCACGGTTGAACAACAGCAAAAGATACTAGAGGCTGATCGAGCGTGGCTTATGAATGGACAGACGAATGGAGACAGCAACACATGGTAATCAACTACAATGGCCTCAACGCTGAGAACTTCCCGCCCTCAGAGTGGGTGAGCTCATCAGGCTACCTCACCACCAATCCCCTTCCATACTGTGACCAATGCACAGCTCATGATGGGTGGGTCTATACTGAGCGACAGGCAGACATAGCGCCCACCGCCAAACGTTGTCCAATCTGTCATCCGCTTAGGAAGCGCCTCCAACACCTTGAGGACGCCAAGCTTCCCTATGTGGCTCATCAGCACACCCTCAACGATTATGAGTGGGACAGCCCAGAGCAGAGGGAGCGCGTGGGCGCTGTGCTCGATTGGATTCATGGCCACACCAACCCCATTGACAAGCCAGCGGTTATGCTGTGGGGAGCTCCAGGCAATGGCAAGAGCACCATTCTCCACATCCTAGCTAAACACGCTGTGTTTCAAGGGAAGCGCGCTCTCTTCTTAACTCATGAGGGATGGTTCACCGACCTCAGAGCATCATGGAAGGCTGAGGGGCTCAACCTCCATCAGATACTTGAGCGTGTTGACCTCCTCTGTCTTGATGAGCTTGGAGGGCTTGGAGGTGGTGGGCGCTGGTCAGATTGGTACAAGTCACAGACTAGAGAGATGATCGGCGCTATCTATGACAGGTGGGCGGCTAAGAGCCTCGCTGTGGTCTGTACTAGCAACCTCACACCTCGCGTCATCACTAAAGACCTCTGTGACAACAACAGCGCCGTGAGGTCAAGGCTTGGCGCTATCTTTGGAAAGCCTGTCAAGATGGTGGGCCATGACAGGCGAGCGGGTGTGGATGATGGGTGGGGTTGATGTTTATTGCTAAGGTGGCGTACAGGGACGCCGTGGCCTTCTACTCTGCTCATCACTATTTGGGTGGTGTATCTCTGAGCTCATCCTCATGGGGTCTGTATGAGCTTGAGGGTGGCTCATATAACCTGACCGCTTGCTGTTCCTTTGGCGCTCCTGTCAGCGAGAACCTGAGGGCTTCAATCTTTGGAGATGACCACAAAGACAGGGTTAAGGAGCTACAGCGCTTGGCTAGGTCCTCAACATGTTCTCACCCCATGTCTGCCTTTGTCGCTCGCGCCATCCGTAACTATGTAAAGGAGCGCGCTGAGAAGTCACAGCCTGAGCTGTGGGCTCTGATTAGCTTTGCTGATGACAACCAAGGACACCATGGCGGGATCTATCAAGCTATGTCTTGGCTTTATTGTGGCTCAGTCACCGCAACAATTGACACATTTAAAGATGGGTCAGGGCGAGCGCGCCACAGGCGTCAAGGTGGACAAATCATCTCTAGGGCCAAGGCTCAGATGCTTGGCTGGACACATGAGCGTGTCAAGAGCACTAAGCATAGATATCTGAAGCTTTTAGGCTCAGGGCGTAAGGTCAAGCGCCTTAAATCAAGCCTTAAGCTTCAGACCTCCTCTTATCCTAAGCCTCAGCGCTCAAACACAGCACAGTAAAAGGCGGTCCATTCCATCCACCCCTCTGACTAGCTCCCTTACCGCGCTCGCATAGTCTCTAATCTCTGCCTGTGAGTGAGGGGCAAGCCTGAGCTTGAGGAAGTGGATGAGGGCATGGAGTGAGCAGGTCCAATAGCACTCTGACATGAGGCTGAGGGGAAGCACAGCCCGCGCTTGCTCCTTAGCCACACCCACCTTGAGGAGCTCCTCATAAGCCTTGAAGCTCGCC